TCCATATCCCGCCAAGCGTGTCGCTCAACCACTTGAAGGCTCCTGCAACGGCGTCGCAGAAGCCCTTGATAGCCCCAACTAAAGGCTCAACAACTGTTTTCCAGACGTTTACGATGCCCTTGCACATATCCGTCCAGAAGCTTCCACCTATTATCCAGCCGAAAAGCCACTTGAAGGCGTTATAAACCGCATCGCAGAACCATTTAACCGCGTCAACTACAGGTTTAACGAGGGTGTTCCAGACCGCGCTTATACCGCTGCAGATGGCGTTCCAGACGTCTCCAAGGCTCTTAATAATGTTTATCCAGAACTCGAAGGCTCCTTTGATGGCGTTCCAGATGAAATCCACAATGGGCTTAATGTAAGTGTTCCAGAAGCCGCTGATAGCCGAGCAGACGGCATTCCACGCGTCGCCGAGAGCCTTAAGGATGCTCATCCACATTTGAATGTAGACAATTATGATGCCTACGATGAAGTCCGCAATGGGTTTGATGTAAGTGTTCCAAAATCCGCTTATGGCGGAGCAAACAGCGTTCCAGACGTCTCCCAAGGCTTTCAAAACCGCAGCCCACATGTTTATGTAAACAATTATGATACCCACTATAAAATCTGCTATGGGCTTCAGGACATTGTTCCAGAACCACGTTAAGGCCCCGCAAATGGCGTCAACAGCGGGTTTGAGGAAGTTGTATATGGCTTGCCCGATGGCGTTTATGGCGTTTCTGAAGGGCTCGCATGTCGTGTAGGCCGTAACTAAAATACCTATTAGCGCGCCTATCCCGGCTATAGCGAGCACAATTGGGTTGGCTGCGAGGAAGCTCATGGCCCCGCTAAGCGCCTGCGTCACAGCGCTGAAATTCTGGACAACCGATATTGCGCCGGAAACCATTGAAATTATCGAAGGAACAACGGAGACAGCAAAATGCATCATCACAGTGTTCGCATGGTCTTGTGACATTTGAACCCTTTCAACTGCCAGCTGATACCTTTCTTGCGCCATTTGAAGCTCTTTAGCCGCGGCTTGAGCCTTCTCGCTTTCAGGCCCATATTTGGCTACAGCCTCGTTATACTTGTTCTGGGCGGCCTCAACAGCTTCAGCGGCTTTTTGAACCGCATATTGGGCTTTTTCCACGTTGTAGTTTGCCCTTTCAATATTACTCAAGCCCACATAGAGGCTTAAGCCTGAACCCGCGAGCCCGCTGAAGCCCAAAGCCAAATCCTTCGCCGAGGCTGATGTTGCTTCTTGGGCTGCTTGAACATCCTCATTTGCGCTTTCGATTTCAGCCATAGTCTCCGCTGTCTCATCGCCCAACTGCCGAACGGCAGCCAAAGCCTCGTCGACTCTGGCCGTTATGCGCATTTCAAGCTCTTGGCTCATCAGCTCTTTCCTCGACTATAATACCAATTCAGCCATGAAACGAGAAACCTGAACTGGAAAAGGCTTAAGCTGCCAATATATTCAAGCGGGTAGCCGAATTCATGGGCTATTAAGCCTATGAGCTGGGTGTCCTCGTTTGCTCTAAGCCAATCGTCAAGGTCTTCCCAGCTAAAAAACCCATGTCTTTCGTTAGCGCCGTCATAAGTTTAGCTGCAACATCCAATGGCAGGGCTTTGACTTCTTCAAGGGTTAAATCCTTGTTCGCTTTATGAAGCATCAGCCAAAGGGTCATTATTCCACGCTCTTCCGGCGTTTTACACTTCGCCAGCTCAAGGCTGTCCGCCAATGTTAAGACGCCGTATTCGACAACCCCAAGCCCTTCAACCTCAACCCTGCGAATTTCCAGGCTACCTTGAACTAAAGCCTTGACGTCGAATTTGGCGGCTTTTTCAGCCTTTTCCCGCTCGTATTCCTCGAGTTTTTTGGCGTATTCTTCCACTTTTCCACTCATTTTTATCATCTCCCGTTTCCCATAATCTTACGTTTTGAAACTTTCCTTCTAACACGTTCAAGTTTGCTTTTTCCGCTCATTTTGAGAGCCTCCCGTAAACGTGGTTTTAATGCCAAAAACAGAGGGGGTTGTGGGTTCTGAACCCACGGGGATTTTGACAAGCTTCAGCCTTTTCGCAGAAACCGTCTGGTAAACAACTTTTAAGCCTTTACAGTCCCTGATAACCATTTGCTGAAGTTTCTCAATTTCCCGCAGAGGGCCGACAGCTATCAAGCCGAAATTTAGGATTACGTCTTTGTTTTTATCCAATTTTTCCATAAAATTTCCTCCATGAAAAGAAAATTAGGGTTTTTATGATTGTGTTGTGAACGTTATGCCGTTGCCTTCGCCTTTAACGGACTCCATGATAACTCCTTGCTGCTCGACAGTTAACTCCCAGCTTGTGAAAATAACATTGGTTATGTCTATTTGCGGCTTGCCTGAGCCTGTTCCCTGTGGAAGCACACTTATAGTTACCGCTGTCCCGTTTAAGACATCGTTAGCGTATGAGCTGTCAATGTATGCTTTCTTAATGTTGACTTTGAAGCTTTTGTTTCCGCTGGCTATCACCGCCGGTCTGTCTGGGTTTGTTCCGCCAATGAAATATTCCTTGATTAGGTCAACATCGATGCTGACGCTTACGCTTTTGCAGAATCCAATCGCAGTTGTTCCCATCTTTATCACGGCTGTCGTGCCGATTATTGGGGTCGACATTTTACACGCTCACCTCTTTCATACGAGTTCTTTACTTGCGGGCCACCCGCTTGTGATGGCCCTCTACAAGCTCTCCCATGTTTGATTGATTGCTTCTCCCATTGCAAAAACTAAGAGAGGGAAGTTTTCTTGAATTGCGCGGGTCAAGAAATATCTTGGCGCAATGTAACGTGTCCCATATTCTTGGAAAATGGCATAATAAACATAAGCGCCCACACGTAACACTAAATCGCGTGTAACGGTTTGGTATATGCTTGCCCTCAAGGCTCCGGTGCGGACAGGCGCGTAGGCCCTCGCACGCACAACGATTTGCCTTCCGATTTCGCCCAAAGCTTCCGCAAACTTTTCCCGTAGCTGTTCAGGCATTTGCCTCAAGGCTTCGGCGAACTGTTCAACCTCTGAAGCGTCAATGTCTATCTTGACTGTCAAGCAAAACTCACCATCACGACTTGAAGGCTTAAACGAGCCAAGTCTGGGCTTTCAACCTTGTTGAACTCGCGCGTTATGTATGCGTCTTGGAAACCACTTGGAACGGATGTCTTCAAAATACGGTAAACCTCTCCGCGCATGCTTTCCCGAACGTTAACGGCGTCATTTACAGACGTTACAACTTTTACAAGAATATCAACCATGACGTTTTGCTCGACAACATACACATCTTTAGCTTCAACGCGGATGTTCGCGGCAGTCATGGGAGCATGGCAGGCAACAACATAGTTTTTCGCCATTTTCGCGAAGTCTATGGCTTCAACTTTGCTTTTAGCCCAATATATATTGTCCTTAGCAGGGCTTGCAAGGCTCCAATTGTCGTATAAATGTTGGTTTAAAACTGTTGCAGCATCCGCCATCAGCTACTACACGGCTCCACTTCGTAAATTTCGGCAAGCTTCTCAATATCCACGGGCGGGTCCAATATTGTGATGGCCCCGTTAAGCTTCAACTTCACATAATTTTTGAAAGTCATGGACTAATCAATCCTCCACGGTAAGTTGGAACTTCACCCGCAGCTGCTGCCTCTGCAGCTTGGACGGGTGTTGCCAAGTTAACCATTTGGCGGACAAAATCCTCCTGGAAGCCCTTGATTGTTCGCTCGATAGCTTCCGCGTAAGGGCCAGCTCTCGCAACACGCAAATCGCCCAAGAAATAGTCGAAGGCCCCTATCATGGCTCCGCCAGACGAAACCACAAGGATTCGTATGCAGGCCAAGTCCAGGGCAGCCATCTTTGCAATTGGATATTTCGCGTCATCCGTTGTTAAATCCCTTCCGAGAAGAGCGTTAACATAAGTGTTGGCGAAGTCCACGTGGGCTTGAACGCTTGCCTCCGCAATTGTCAAACCGTAAACCGTGTAAACATGGTTTGCGCTGTCGTATGTCATGTTCAAGGCCGCTTGAACATCAGAAGCGGTTACATATTGCACAGTCATATCTAATCCCAGAACCATAACGCTGTTCCAAGCAGAACGTAAGCGATAAACTCCGCGAGAAGCGTGAAATCGTAGGCTGCTCCCCATTGAACCTTTATACCCGTGAAAAACTGAAACTTGCCATTCCACATTTGCTGAACATACGGGAACATCTGAACTTCATGCTGCCAAATAGACCAGATAAACAATACGGCTGACGCTACCAAAACAATCTTGTTCAACACATGCTTTTTCTTGAGCTTTTTTATAACGCGGGGAACACGCATAAGCTTATCACCAACCCGATTATGAAGCCGAAACTCCATTCTTTCAATTCGTGAAACATTTCATCTTGGATTTTCGATTCCTCAACAAGCTCGTAAACAAAAAACTGGACAAAAAGGAAAAGGGATATGGCGTAGCCAAGCCATCCTCGAGGGGCCAAAACCCCCGCTATCAAACCGTGCAAAATGTGGGAGAGGATGGACAGCCTACTCATTTGCTTCAAGCCAGTCGCTGTATTCTACAGCCACGCCTGCTGTCACACTTGCACCGTAAATTATGGCCGCGATAACTGCTGGTGTGAAGGGCAACGGAGCAATTGCTGAAACAGTACTTGCCAACAGGTATATGGCTGTTCCGAACAGTAGGCCTAAAACGTTGCCGTAGATTAAGCCTTTGACAACTCTGAACAACACCCTTTTAGGCTTCTTGTTTTCAGACATTTTACAATTCACCTCGTTTTGTTCCGCCAACCCCGCTTGTGGGCTGGCTTTGAAACAAAAAGGGAAAATGAAAAAGAGGAAACTAACTCGTTTAGCTTGTCGCTAAACCTGTCACTTTAACGATTGCCTCACCGTAAGTGACTACAGGCGCATACCTCGTTGAAAGCACCACATCGACAGCGTCAAACTCCTTCTTGATCTCCACGTCGGTTGTCAAGGGTCGCTTCAAAACGAAAAACCCAAGCGGGGAGTAGGCCGCTGAAACGTTTTGTCCAGTGCTTAAAATGTAGGCTGTTCCTGCCGGTATGACTGGGCTGACGTAAACGTTCATGCCGTAGATTGTGCCGACAGCCCCAGTCTGGATGACTTCCTCGCCATAATTCGCCGGTTACGTTCAGTAACCATAAGCGTATAACGAGAACTGGGGCAAGTAATAGACATCTCTTGCGTTTATCGGGTTCAAAAGTATGGTGTCTGGTATCAAGCCGTAGCCTTCAATTGCGGCTTTCGCCTTAAGAATATCTTTGGTTCCAAGCCCACCTGAAATGGTGAACTCGGTTCCTGTGGCTGAAAGGCTTGTTCCCGTTGCGGTTATGCTGGTGCCCGCGGCGGAGTCAATGACTGATTGGCAGTCCTTGTCGATGGTGTAGGCCATACGTCTTGCAAGTCGGCGTAATTGGTCTTCGATGACTGGAATGTAAAGGTCCTCAATTGACTCTCGGGTTACCCTTTCCCTTAAGCCTTTCTTGTAAGGTGTCACGGTTATGTATGTGTATGGCGTGTAATCCATAGGCATTTCGCTGCCCTCGGCAACTTCGGTTATTGCAGCAGCTCGTGAACCAGACTGCTTAACAAAGGTTGCTGTTTTACCCGCTACGAGTGGAAATTCGGGGAACAGTTTTTTGACAACTAAAGCTGGCATTGTGAGTTCAATTATCTTTTTATGGAGCGCCGGATAAGCTATTGCGCCAGAATCGACCCAGGTGAAGGCATCACGAAACATAGCCATAAGCTTTCACCCCTTCTAATACACGTGTGGGGCTACAGCAACGCGAATGACAGCACCCGAACCTGAAGCCGCTTCTAAAGCGATGCCTAAAGCCCTGTTTCCAGCAGTGGAAACTGCGACAGCGTTTCCGTTCGCGTCTGAACCAACAACAGCTCCGGCAGATATGGCTCCGCCAGCAGTCACGTAAACTATTGGGCAGCCAACTATCACTGAAACTTTTCCAGTTGAAGTTGAGTTTGTAACAGCTACGCCTATCACGGCGTCTGTTGCAGCGGCGGCTGGACTAACAGTCATGGCTCCAGAAACTTTGACAAGCTGCCCTTTCGTTATAGTTGCGCCTGCTGTGAAAGTTACAATGTCGCCTGGAAGCGAGTAAATGTTTCCGGCTATTGCAGCTTCAAAAGACATGGCAAATCACCTTCTATTGGAAACCTACAAGTTTTCTGTGGGCCTTCAGCAAGTCTTTGAACCAGTCGTAGTTTGCCAAAGCGTCTTTTTCGAGAACGTCAACAGCCACAACGCCT